CGAGAAGATGGCCGAGTTCTACGCCCGCCTCGGGCGCCCCGAGTCGCCGGACAAGTACAGCATCGAGGCACCGCAGGGCGCCGACCCCGAACTCGTCGGCTGGTTCAAGTCCACCGCCCACGAACTCGGGATGAGCGATGCGCAGGCCAAGACCCTGTTCGCCAAGTACAACGAGATGGCCGGTGGCAAGATCGAGGCCATGCAGCAGCAGTCCATCGCCAACTCCGAGAAGGCGATCGCGGACCTCAAGCGTGAATGGGGTCAGGCATACGACAAACAGATCGACGCCGGCAAGCGTGCTGTTGCAGCCCTCGGGTTCAACGAGCAGATGCTCACGGACTACGAGGCCAAGCTGGGAACTGGTGAGATGCTCAAGCTGTTCGCCACGCTGGGCACCAAGATGGGTGAACCATCGTTCGAGGGTGGTGGTCGTTCCGATGGGTCTGGTTTCGGCACCACGCCAGCACAGGCGCAGCAGCAGATCGCCGAACTCAAGACCGACAAGCAGTTCATGGCCGAGTACATGAAGGGCAACCCCGAGCACGTCGCAAAGATGAAGCGACTGATGGGGGCCGCGTATGGTGCCTGATTCCGTGTTCGTGCGGCTGGAGATCCTCAAGGTGCTGCTGCCCGCAGCGTCGCGCCACGGGATCACCGAACCCGAACAGATCACCAAAACCGCTGCACATCTGGCCGATTTTGTGCTAGAGTCACCGCAACAGGGGGCAAAAACGCCCGATGCCCCCGGCAGGCCCATCCTGACCCGACCCCGAAAGGAAAAGTCGGGGACCGATGTACCTGGATTCATGACCCCGCCTCCGGTGGACAAGTCGAACCAAACCCTCGGGTAAGTTTGTTTCCTTTTCCATCACTTAGGAGGACATCATGTCTGAGTTCGTCACCACTGCTTTCGTACAGCAGTACACCACCAACGTGCAGCTTCTGCTGCAACAGCGCGGCTCCGTGCTGCGCGACTACTGCACCGTGGGTTCCTACACCGGCAAGGCTGCGAAGGCAGTCGAGCAGATCGGTGCAGTCACCGCGCAGAAGAAGACCAGCCGCCACAGCGACACCCCGCTGATCTCCACCCCTCACGACGCTCGCTGGGTTTTCCCGGAAGACTTCGAGTGGGCTGACATGATCGACGACCAGGACAAGCTGCGTATGCTGATCGACCCGACCAGCCCCTACGCCATGAACGGCGCCTACGCTCTGGGCCGCTCGCTCGATGACCTCATCATCACCGCTGCCCTGGGCACCGCCAAGACCGGTGAAAACGGCTCGACCGACACGGCCTTCGCCACCGCCACGCAGTCCATCGCAGTCGGTGCCACCGGCCTGACCGTCGCCAAGCTGCGCCAAGCCAAGCGAATCCTGACCGCCAACGAGGTGGACATCGCCAACGACCCGCTGTACATCGCCGTGACCGCCCAGCAGATCGACAACCTGCTCGGCACCACGGAAGTGACCAGCGCCGACTTCAACACCGTCAAGGCACTGGTGCAGGGCGACGTGGACTCCTTCATGGGCTTCAAGTTCGTGCAGATCGAGCGCCTGGGTCTGGACGGTTCTGGTGATCGCCGCTGCTTCGCGTGGGCCAAGTCCGGCCTGCACGTCGGCATGTGGAACGACATCAACACCAAGATCACCGAGCGTGCGGACAAGTCCTACGCTACTCAGGTGTACGTGAAGGGCACTTTCGGTGCCACCCGTACCGACGAGAAGAAGGTGGTCGAGATCATCTGCGACATCTGATCCTGAAAGGAACTGAATCATGCCCAACTTCTTCGCTCCCGAAGTCGCCGGCCTGGGCACTGTGCCCACCGGCAAGTCCAGCGGTGCCGTCCAAGGCGGTCGTCTGCGTCGCTTCCGTGCCACGGTCCCGTTCGCCGGCCAAGCTGCCGGTGATACGGTCACTCTGGCTCAGGTGCCCGCAGGCTACGTGTTCGCCTACGGTATCGTGAACGCCAGCGCCACCTTCGGCGCCTCGGCCACCATTGCCATCGGCACCGCCAGTTCCACTGGCAAGTACCGTGCCGCTGCGGTGCAGACCACGACCGGCCCGGTCCTGTTCGGCACCAACACCGCCGCTGACGACTCGCCGCTGACTGCCGAGGAAACGGTCATCATGACCATCGCCGTCGCCGCCCTGCCGGGTTCCGGCTCGGCTGTGGTGGACCTGTACTTCTCGGCACCGTAATGAGCGGGGGCTTCGGCCCCCGTTCCTCCATTTGAGGGATTCGACATGGCAGAACGCACTCCCGTGATTGTCCAGCCCGGTGCCGCCGACATGGACCATGCGACCCTTGTCACATGGTCTGGTCTCCTGAACGGGGACACTGGTGCGCGGGTCAATCTGACCGACTACCCGGATCGCACCGTTCAGTTCGGTGGCACCTTCGGTGCTGGCGGCACTGTGGTGTTTGAAGGCACCAACGATGGTGTCAACTGGATCACGCTGACCGACCCCCAAGGCAACGCTCTGAGCAAGACCACTGCCGCGCTGGAGTCCGTCACCGAGACCCCCCGCTACGTGCGCCCCGCTGTTACCGGTGGCGACGGCACCACGAACCTGACCGTCACTCTTTTTGCGAGGACCCCGCGATGAGCTACCAAGCCGCTGTTGACGCACTCGGGAAGATGACCCGTGTGATGAAGGCGTTTGAGGATGCCGAGGTGGTCCTCAAGGCGCTGGCCGGTGTCGAGCAGAACGAGCGGGAGATGCGCGAGTCGCTGGCTCGCTGCACCGCCGAAGCCGAGGCCGCACGGGCCGATCTCGATGAGGTGAAGTCGCAGGTCAAGAAGGCCCGCGATGACGCCAAAAAACTCGAATCCGCTGCACAGCAAAAGGTATCCGAGATCGTCAAGGATGCTCAGGACCAAGCCGCCAAGGTGCATTCCGATGCGCTGGCCGCTGTGGACACCGCCAAGGCGACCCTCGCGTCAGTGAACGCTTCCATCGCCGACGCGCAGGCGCTGCGCACCGAGGCGCAGGCCCAACTCGATTCTGTCAATGCTGCACTGGCCGAAGCCCGCCAGCGCGTTGCAAACATGCTGGGGTAATCCATGCCCAACGCAGTCTACCCCCTCTACAAGCAGTCCCTGTTGGCTGGTGATGCCAACTCGGACCTGGACAACAACACGACCACGGACGGCGTGTACGTGGCACTGGTCGATACCGGCACCTACACCTACAGCGCGTCCCACCAGTTCTATTCGAGCGTGTCCGGCGTAGTGGGCACGCCCCAGCGGATCACCACCCCAACCGTGACCAACGGCGTGTTGGACGGCGGTGACGTGACGTTCACCGCAGTGAGCGGGGCGACCTGTGAAGCCTTGGTGATCTTCCGCCAGAACTCGGGCGCCAGCTCGACCTGGCGACTGGTGGCCTTCATCGACACCGGCGTTACGGGTCTGCCGGTCACTCCGAACGGCGGCGACATCAGCATCACCTGGAACGCCTCGGGTATTCTGGCTCTGTGACGTGCCGCGCCGCGTGCGGCTGGCCGACATGAGCAACCAAGGACCACGCCATGACCATCCGCAACAATGACGAATTCCAAGCCGCGCTGAAGTGGGACGTGGTGACAGGGCGCACGGCCACCCGCACTACGGTAGCCCTTGCCCCGTTCTCCGTGTTCGACCTCGCTGGTGTTCCGGGCGCCGGTACGCTCGCCATCGGCAACACGGCCAACGGCGTGAGTCACACCAAGGCCACGGCGGGCTACCCAACGTTCCCTGACGCCCCGGCCGGCAAAGGCTGGTACTTGGCCGGCATCGATGGCGCGAGCAGCGTTGCAGGCACCCGCGAGTTGTACGACTTCGTGTATTCCTGCGGGGCGCACGCCTTCAACGCATCGCAAGCCCTGACCTCGCAGCCCAGCTTCGACGACCGCATCCGCGTAGCCCCGGCATGGGCCGCGAGTACCGCGTTCAACGCGGGCGATCTGGTCACGAACGGTTCAGCGCCGATCAAGGCTTACTTGTGCACGGTCGGCGGCACTTCGGCCAGTTCCGGAGGTCCGACCACTACGGCAAGCTCGATCACAGACGGCGGGTGCACCTGGCAGTACATCGGCAACGGCTTGGCCTATGACGCGCTGGAGATTCTGGTGGAGCAGGTCGCAGTCGCCACCGGCAACCAGGCGGTGACGGCCACTTATTCCACGATGGGCTCTGACGGCGTGACCCTGACCGGCTCGCGATCGACCGGCGCGGTGGGTGTTGGTGCAGCGCCGATTGCTGGCCGCATGTGGCGACTGCCCCTGCAAGCCGGTGACAAGAACGTGGCCCGACTGGACAACATCGTCGGGAGCGTGGCGACGGTCGGAACATTTAACGTGCACATTGCTCGCAAGATTCCGGGGCGATTCAGTGCGTTCGTGTCACCCTTTGCCGACCAGTTCGGATACGACCGCACGCGACTGCCGTACATCCCGAACAACGCGGCCCTGCGAGAAGTGCAAACGCTGGCAGGCACCACCTCGGCCACCGGCNNGAGATGACAACCGTCTCGATCCTTGGCACAGCCACGATCAACCTGCCCGCCAGTGCCACGCCGGGCGCGCAGGCCCTCACTGTGCCCGTTGGTACGCAGGGGGTGGTGGTATTCACGCGCGTCTATAACGCCCTCTTGCTGACACTGAGTAGCAGCTTTGCGGGGGCGTTTTCCAAGGTTGAGGACACCGGTGCAGAGATCACCGGTGTGCACTACGCCCCGGTGTCTGCCACAGGCGCGCAGACGATCACGCCTACCTGGACGGGCGTGCCCGCGGATGGTCCACTGTTCGTGGTCGTGTTCGTTGGAGGGATTGACAACAGCTCGATCTCGGCCTGGGTGCGTGGTGCTGATGCCCACGCCAACGACCTCATAGGAGCAGGACCGTCTCGCACAGTGGCCAGCACAACCAACGACTTGGTTTTGGCGCTGGACTCGCAGTACCGGGTGGACCTGACGCTGCAACCCAACGAGGCCGGGTGGACCTCGATCACAACGCAGGCATACAACAAGGAGACGGGGCGGCTGCGGTCGGCCAACAGCCCAGGCGCCAGCACGACCACCGCCACAGGACAGTCCACCGAGTACAGTGGCATTGCCATCATCAGCCTGATCAGTGGGCCAACGGGTCCGGTGCCTGTCCTGGGGCAAGACGTTCCCCGCCGCCGCGGCGCCCTGACCCCAACGCCCAGCAACAGCCCTGCGGCGCTGTCGGGCTTCGGTGCGTCAAACGCTTTGCGGGTTACGCAGGCGCGTTTCTTTGGGCACCCTATTGATGGCGTTGCGGCTGGCCCACCGGCGACCACTTTGGCCCCCGCCCGGTTCGACAACGACCAGACGTTCTACACGGTCACTGTCGCCACGGGCGTTGTCACGCTCACCCCGGCCCGGTTCGACAACGCCCAGACGTTCTACGGTCCAACTGTCACGCTCGGAAGCGGCACGCAGACCCTGACACCCGCAAGGTTTGACAACGCCCAGACCTTCTATTCCCCGACCGTAACCCCCGGCGCTGTCACGCTCACCCCGGCCAGGTTTGACAATAGTCAGACGTTCCATTCCCCGACTGTCACCCCTGGAGCAGTGACACTGACGGCAACACGTTTCGATAACGCCCAGACGTTCTACGTCTGCACGGTTTCGGGCGGCACTCCCCCGGAGGCAGCGAATGGGCTATTCTGGCCAATCGTTCGCCGCCGCAGGCGTTAGAATCCCCCAACTGAACCACGGAGCGCGACATGCCCTCAGTCGTTGACATCTGCAACAAGGCTCTTGACAAGCTGGGTCACAGCCCCATCACCTCGCTGGATGACGGGAACAAGGCGGCGAACCTGTGCACCCGCAACTGGCCCTTGGTGCGCGACGAGGTGTTGCGCGATCACCCGTGGAACTTCGCCGTGCGTCGCGCCACGCTGGCCTCCGACACCACCGTCCCCGTGTGGGGCTTCTCCGCATCGTTCCCGTTCCCCGAGAACTGCCTGCGGGTGCTGGAGGTGCGTGACCTCTCAACCGACGAGTACCAGATCGAGGGGCGTGCGATTCTCGCCGACGCGACGGTGTTGTACGTCAGGTTCACCTCCCGCATCGAAGACCCGAACGAATACGATTCGCAGTTCGTGAACGCCGTATCGACCAAGCTGGCGTTCGAGATATGCGAGGCGCTGACCCAGAGCAGCACGAAAAAAGACGTGCTGTTTCAGGAGTACAAGGACGCCCTGACCAGCGCGGCCCGCTCCGATGGGCAGGAGAACCCGCCTCGCCAGTTCGAGGAAGACGAGTGGATCGCGGTGAGGTACTGACGTGGCAAAAGTATCACCGATCCAAAACTCGTTCAACGCCGGGGAACTGTCCCCGCAGTTGCGCGGGCGCACGGACCTTGAGAAGTACAAGAGCGGGTGTCGTACGCTTGAGAACTTCATGCCCCAGATTTTCGGGCCAGCGCAGAAGCGCCCAGGCACCCGGTTCGTGCGCGAGGTCAAGGACTCGACCCGTGCTGTTCGACTGGTCCCGTTCGAGTTCAGCGCCACCCAATCGGTGGCTCTGGAGTTCGGGCACAACTACATCCGGTTCCATACCGAGGGTGGCACGGTCCTCTCGGTCGGTGTCCCGTATGAGGTGGTCACGACCTACACCGAGTCCGACTTGCCCGACATCAACTTCGCGCAGTCTGCCGATGTGGTCTACATCGTCCACCCGAACCACCCACCTCGCAAACTCTCGCGCCTTGGGGCGACGAACTGGACCCTGACCGACATCACGTTCAACCGTCCCCCGTTCCGCGACCAGAACATCACGGCCACGACGGTCACTGCCTCGGGGTTGACCGGCTCGATTACCCTGACCGCATCGNNCCGATGCTCATCAGCATCATCCCTGCCGCCGATTACAACCAGTGGACGCAGGGTGTGGCTCACACCATCGGCAACATCGTCCACTACCAAGGTCGGGTCTACCAGTCAACCAACGCGGCAACTGCCGGTTCGCGCCCCCCGATTCACACTGAGGGTACGGTGAGCGACGGTGCTGTGACATGGACCTACCTGCACGATGGGTCGGGGTACGCCACGATCACCGCCTACACCTCCCCGACCGTGGTGTCGGCGACTGTGGTGTCCACCCTGCCAACCACCACGGCCACCAAGCGGTGGGCCGAGGGTGCGTGGTCCACGAGGCGCGGGTTCCCGCGTACCGTGACGTTCTACGAGGACCGTCTGTGGTTCGCTGGCTCCACCTCGAACCCCCAGACGCTTTGGGCCTCGGTGGTCGGTGACTATGAGAACCACAAGTACGGTACGTTGGACGACGACGCACTGAACTACACCATCAACACCCAAGACCTGAACCTCATCACATGGCTCTCGGCGGGCAAGGTGCTTGCGATCGGAACCACGAACGGCGAGTTCACGATCAGCGGCAACCAGATCACCGACCCCATCACCCCGACGAACGTCAAGATTCTTCCCCAGACGTCCTACGGGTGCACGGGTGCGGTGCGCCCGATTCGTGTGGCAAGTTCCACCCTGTTCATTCAGCGGGCAGGGCGCAAGCTGCGGGAGTTCACCTACAACTTCGACATTGATGGCTACGTGGCCCCGAACCTGACCCTGCTGGCCGAGCACATCACGCAGGGCGGGGTCGTGGACATCGCGTACCAGCAGGAGCCGTCACAGGTGGTCTGGGCACCGCGCACCGATGGTCTGCTGCTCGGGATGACCTACGAACGGGCCGAGGATGTGGTCGGTTGGCACCGTCAGCCGGTGGGCGGGGTTGTCGAGTCTCTCGTGGCCCTGCCCCATTGGGACGGGGATCAGGACGTGCTGTGGATGGTGGTCGCCCGCACTGTGGGCGGCTCCACGGTCAGGTACGTCGAGTTCTTCGAGAAGCACCTGACCGGGGATCACGCTTTCTACGTGGACAGTGGTCTCACCTACGACGGTGCCCCGACCACGACCATCACGGGTCTGGATCACTTGGAGGGTAAAACGGTTGCCATCCTTGCCGATGGGTCGGTGCACCCTAGCCGCGTGGTCACTGGTGGCAGCATTACGCTCCAAAGGGCCGCGTCCGTGGTCAACGCTGGTCTGCCGTACACCGCCAAGCTGGTCACGCTCCCCATCGAAGCCGGTGCACAGGACGGTACAGCGCAGGGCAAGACTCAGCGGATCAGTGGTCTGGTGGTTCGGCTGCATGAGACCGGCCCCGGCCTGTTCTACGGTGACGGCACCACGATGGATGAACTCCATTTGCGGCGCTCCACGGATGCGATGGACGCACCTGTGCCTCTGTTCACCGGGGATACGGAGATTCTGCCCTTTCCGGGAGGCTATGAGAAGGGGGTCACGATGACCCTTGAGCACCGCCTCCCGCTGCCCTGCACCATTGTTGCACTGATGCCGCAACTGAGCACCTATGATCGTTAGGCCATGGCGACTCGGTGATTCCGAGGCGATCAACCTGCAAACCGCACAGCGGTACACGGGTGACTTGGCCGATGTGTCGGTGGACCTGACTCCGTTGTCCGAGGTCGGGCTGGCGTGGACGGTGGAGGCTGACGAGGGGGTCGTGGCGTGCGGTGGGCTGCTCCCGCAGTGGGAGAATCGGGCGCTGGCGTGGGCACTGATCGGGG